ATTACCTGCGGTGCTACCTAATCCTGCGGCTAGAGCAATAGGCATGGTAGGAAGTAAAACAGGAGCAGCAATAGCTAATACGACTGGAGCTACTTTTTTAACAACTTTTTTGACTTTTTTAACAACTTTTTTAACAAGTTTTTTGAGTTTTTTGAAAAAGAACTCAGGTTGTCCTGTTTCTGGGTTTAAAGAGTTTAACTCACTACCAACAACATATCTCTCTGGTTCTAAACCCATTTCTTCCATTTGGGTATAGATCATATTTTTAAGTCGAGGGTTACTTTCTAAAACTTCTAACGGTAAAACTGTTTCACCTTCAGCAGCATGAACTAGATAGGTATCACCATTACGCCCAAAATCTGCTAACATTTCTGCTGCTTGTTGATGTCGTGCTATTCCACCTTCCGACATTAAAGCTTCAACAGGAGTGAGTTCTACAACTTCATAGCCTAATGATTCTATACCTTGCATTTTTCACCTATCTCTTTCTGGGGGAAATATGCAGGAAGCGTTAGTTCCTGAATAGACGCTAAACTCATAATAGCGTCAACTATATAATATCGCAACCTACATATTTTTTTAATCATATTCACACCGTTACCGTAACACTTCCTACCGAACTTGTTGCAAAGTTTCCTCGAACATTGGAAGCATTTGCCACTACTATTTTAATATTGTTTAATACTCCAGATATATCTTTATCTATAAATAAAGCCCCTACTTCTAATCCTTGATCATGTGTTTGTAAATTAGTAAGAACTAATTCTGTGTTTCTACCCTCTCCTGGATTTTGCATTTGTGCTAAATAAATAGAGAAAGATCTTACAATTTCTTCCATGTATTGCTGATTGTATTGATCTGGTGGCACAGGAAAAAACGGTAGAATTAAATTTCTTGACATTATCTTTTTCCATCTGGCCTAATATCTATTCTAGGAGAGCCTAATCTCCATGCTACTCCTGTTTCTGCTGAATCAACTCGTAAAGCAAATGAGCGACCTCTAACTCGTATATGCACTTGGTCAGTAAATTGCTCTACCACTGTTGAAGTTGCTGCCGCAGATTGAGTTATTGCTTTATCGTTAGATTGCAAATATTCCCCTCCAGGAAAATTTCGTGTTTTTAACGTGAAAGTAGCTTTGGGTGAAGCAGCACTTGAATTCCTAAATGTAAGATCAGGTATTAATTTATTGATAAATGTAAAATTATCTCCATCACCCATATCAAATTGACTTGATTCTATGTGTGCAGATATAGCTGAAAGAGGAGTAGTGCTACCATCATCAAAACCACTTTCATGTTCATACAAATGATTATCTGCTCCTGCCGCTATGGGGAAAGTTTCTATACCCCTATCTAACCAAGCCGTTCGATCTAGATTACCGTAGTACCAAATTTTTTGTTCGTAATTGTAAATAACATATCTATCGTTTTCATCACTACTCGCACTCGGGTAAAACCACCATATTTCTGAAAATGAAGTGTTAGTTGCAGCACTTACTTTTTCAATTTGTTTTTCGTTAAAATCATTAAAAACATAATCACGAACAGTACAAGGTAGTCTTGCTACTGAACCACTATAAACGTAAAATTCTTGTCGCCCCATCCAAAACACCATATCTTCAACAGCTATACCTGCAAGGGGTCCTGCGATAGTTATGTTTTCCGATATTGCGTTGATGCCAAATGTAAAGGGTGGTCCTATAAACTGCATGGCATGAAGTGATTTATCAGTAAAAACCAATATTTGTTGACGTGTTTCTATCGCAGATATGATTTCACTACCTGAACCAATCCTTAAATCCCCTGCTGTATTTGTAGGTAAAGTTCGCCACTCAGTTAAACTTTCTTGTGAGCTAAACCTAATCAATAAAGGATCTTGTGTGCCTATGGCAGTTTCAGGATCACAACCAAAAGCGATAATGTGTCTATCTGCGTCGGAAACTAAAACTATTTTAGCAATAGTAGGAGCTAAATCTGAGTTAGTCAGACTAGAAAGTTCCACTGCTCTTGCGTTTACCGTAGTAGTTTTATCCCAATAAAAAATACCACCATCTCTAACATTTATTAAAAGATCTTCGCCAAAATTATCATGACTCCATACTCGTAACGTAGCTCCTGCTACAGACAAACTTGAAGCAGAGTTCCAACTACCACGACCCCATGCTCCTGCATTCCAACCATTACCTGTAAGAGAATTATCTAAACCTATGGTAACTTGATAAGCTGCATCCGCACTACCCCCACCATTTCCAGTATCACTAGCATTTGCTAAAACAGGGGTAGGAGTTAATCCTGTAGTTCCAGAAGGAACGGTGACTGTAGTGGTTGCACCACTTGTACCTCCTGTGATTACTTCTGTAGCAATAAAAGTTTTAGAAGGAATAGTTATACCAATAACAGTGGGTGATGTAATAGTGATTAAAGTGGCAACCGCACCACTTGTACCTCCTGTGATTGTTTCACCAAGACTGAAAGAGCTACTGTCTCCTACAGTCATATTTAAAGTTCCTGTAGTTATACTGTCTATAGAAGTATCTGCTGCACGAGCCTCAAACGTAAAAGTGTTTGCATCAGGCACAGAAAGGATTATGTATTCTTGGTTTAAAACATCTGCAGTAATATTACCTCCAAGGCTAACTGCTTCTGAAATAGTCACAAAATCATCAACAATCGCCCCATGACCAGTATCAGTAGCTGTAATAATAGCAGAACCATTAGTAGCGGCAAAAGTAATACCATCCGTTGTTAATTTTCTTAAAGGGGTAATATCCCTATACGCACCACCCTCCTCGATATAATATTTAAGATGTGTTCCTAATCCAAGAAATTGTGTACCATCTAACGCCACCCAAGAGTGTAATGCTCTGCAAGATCCTAAAAACGCATTAATAGATTTTTTAACCCAACCACCTATTTTTTCTGGATAACCAAACCTAAATCTAGTTTTATCCATATCAAACCAACCGCCTTCATTGCTATAGGAAGTTGTTTCTCTGTTTATTCCAGGACGAAATTGTAATTTAGTTAGGGGCATCTCAATCCTTTAGTTTTATTTTTATCCTATAAAAGAATCAGCTGCGGCTATAGCTTTATCTATTTCTGTGAAACTTTCACTACCCCAATCATCTAGTTTTTTCATATAAACTAAATAACTGTTGTTACGAGCTACACGCTCTTTCTTTTCGTCATGTGTCATGTCATGACCAAAATCTTCGTCTGTTGCATCACTACCTTTATTATGTGTGGCAATAATACTATTAATTACTGAAACACTGTCTAACATTGCTGCGTGGTCTTGTGCTATTTGATCTGCTTTTCTAACATCATTAGTCATTGTTTGACTCCTTACTTGTTATCCTCAATAGCTTTGTTAACAGCAGTCATATCTTCTGAAGTCCAGTAGTCTTTAGCCACCATCAGTTCTAAATGCTCTACGTTGCGAGCTTTAGTTGCAGTCCATTCGTCTGCTTCCATGCCTTCTGGCTTACCTGCATTTAATAAATCAACGCTATGACCCATTGCTGTGTAGTGTTTTGCTATTTCTTCTTTAGTTATTTCAAGCATTTTATTCCCCTTAACAAGCCATCAATACGCATGGCACTACATACGAGCCATCATCGTATGTATGACTTTTATTTGTTGATGTTACTTTTGCTATTGTTTTGCTTCGAACAATATCATCGCCTTGTGGTTTAGCTGTGCCATCACCTGCTGACATTAGTAAATCACCTCTGGCAACCGTTGTATCTTGAGCAATACGAATCACCATATCGCCTGTCATTGCTACGTTCATATCGTTATAGTCATCAGACTCATCCCAATTAACAAAAACCCCTGCTACATTAGGATCACCTTCAATAGATGAAACTGCCATACAGTTTAACTGTTCGTTATCTTCTGTATACGCATCTCTAACATCATCAGCTGTAGCTATAGCAGTTCTACCAAGATCGTTTGTGAACTCTTCACCCTCAACCACAGCATTATGTGACCAAACAACCATTTCGTTTAAGTTAGTCATAACAGTTCCTTTAACAATACTGGTGTCTTTATTGTTAGACGTTAATCTTGACCAACGTGATAAATGACCACCATTATATGAAACAGTAGTTCCAGAAACCGATATAGTTCCCTCAGTAGTATTTTCATGGGCAAGTTCTACAATAGTTCCGTCTGATCCTTTTGCGTTTAAATAAAGTACACGTCCATTGCTAGTGTCGCACGTTATGTAAGTGTCACCATCTGCTTCACATTCAAAACCAGTAGCAGCAGAGGAGGAAGCAACTTTATTTATTCTGAAAGTACCATTTTGATCAATAGACGCTCTAGGATTACCATCCCCATCCGACAACACGATAAAGTTGCTTGAGGTACGGATATCTAAACTGTGTTGGTTGCCGTCAAAAGGTCCAAGGATTGTGTTTAGGGAGCCTGTTGTAATTTTTTGTCCTGCGCCATTTCCTGCACCAGTTGAAGCTCCACCAATAAGAGTATTACTTGCCCCAGTAGTTAAAGACTGCCCCGCGTTAACTCCAAACAAATTATTTCTTGCGCCAGTAGTTATGTTTTCCCCTGCTTGATAACCAACGCATGTTGATAGATCAGCAGTAGTAGCATCACTCATAGCCGTGTAACCAATCGCGACATTTCCACCACCAGTAGTTAAAGCATCTCCTGCAAGCGCACCTATAAGGGTACTACGATCAGCAGTTGTTATTGCCCCTCCTGCCAATAAACCAACAGCAGTGTTTCTAGCATCACCAGTACCACCTACATTCTGCACTCCAAGTGCTAATTCACCTACTGCTGTATTACCATTACTAGATGTTTCTGCTGATAAAGCAGATTTACCAATAGCAACATTTGAGTTAGATGTTGTGATAGCATCTCCTGCTAGAGCACCAATAAAAGTATTGTGGTTTCCTGTTGTGACTGAGTTTCCTGCCGCTTGCCCAACAGCTACATTGTAAGAATCTGTGGCTGTGGTAAAATTTTGACTAGATAATGCTCCAGTACCTATTGCAACATTTTTATTTCCTAAAGTATCTGAAGTTAAAGCTCCATAACCCAACCCAACATTGTCATCACCATCCGTCAAAGCATCACCTGCAAAACCACCAATTAGAGTGTTGAAGGCACCTGTTGTAACTGCTATTCCTGCATTATAACCTATAGCGACATTGTAAGGACTAGTAGCAGTTGTGTTGTTTTGAACTTTAAGAGCATTTTCACCTATAGCGACATTTCTACTACCCTGCGTTTCAGCACCTAGAGCACCGACTCCCAATGCAATGTTACTTTCAGCAACAGTTAAAGCATCACCTGCTAAACCACCTATAAGAGTATTTTGTATACCCGTCGTTAATGATACCCCTGCATTATAACCTACACCCACATTATAAGAGTTGGTAGCAGTAGTAAAGTTTTGACTGTGTAAAGCAAACTGCCCAACAGCAACTGCTCTACTGCCTTTAGTATCAGTACTTAATGTGCTATAACCTACTGCTACATTTGAATCAGCATCTGTAAGTGCATCACCTGCTAGACCGCCAATAAGGGTATTTTGCACACCTGTTGTGACATCATTACCTGCATTATTTCCGACAGCAGTATTATAAGAGTTGGTAGCAGTAGTAAAGTTTTGGCTTTCAAGCGCACCATGACCTATAGCTACCGAAGCACTCCCTAAAGTATCTGCTCCTAAAGCTTTTGAACCAACTGCAATGTTAAAGTCGGCATCTGTTAATGCATCACCTGCAAAAGCACCGATTAAAACATTTCTAATACCTGTAGTAACAGATAACCCTGCGTCTACACCTACAGCAGTATTATATCCTTCTACTCCTGCATTAAGAGTTTTTAATGCTCTATAACCAATAGCTGTATTGTTACCATTAGCGTCCTCTGTTGATAAAGCTTCAAAACCTACAGCAACATTATTGTCACCTGTAGTCAAAGCAGTACCCGCTTCATCACCCAAGACCACGTTGTAATTACCGCCAGAGGTGATAGAGTCCCCTGCATTAATGCCAAGACGTAAGTTAGATGTACCTGCTGTTTGTGTGCTTAACGCTCCTACATTAAGAGAAGCAAAAGCATCAACGACCGCAGCACCTGACCCTGCCCCATCTAGATAAACAGCCTTAACCTCGCCGTTAGGAATTGTTACATTAGCACCAGAACCTTGACTAATAATAATGTTATATGGACCAGAACTCCCACTATCTGTAGTAGCGTTTTCAATAAAGTGCATTCTTGATATAGTATTAGGACCAATCGTAATTGTACAATCAGAGTCTAATGCTCCTGTATATTTTATATACATGGAACGAGCAGGATCGGTTGCCCCATCCGCTACTGTAGAAGCATGAGTATCTGCATTTGTTGTGATCGCTTCAGTTCCAAAACTGAGACCTTCAGCAATTAACTCTAAGTTCGTGTTAGTTGTATCTCCCCACGTTCCTGACTGTTCGCCCGAACCGATTTCTTCTAACCTTAAATCGTTTGTGTATACGCTTGCCATATTTTATTTCCTTACGCTGCTATATCTATCCAAGAAGGAACTTGGAGAGGTGGTGCTGTACTGCCACCAATAGTATTAAAATTAGGAGTTTGACTAGGTGTTACTATGTTAAAATTAGGAGTTTGACTAGGTACAACAAGACCCCAAACGAGCACCTGCCCCATAGATGTTGTAGCACTTAGTCCTGTAACTTCAACTTTAGAACCTAAGTCTATTGTTACAGACTCTATAACAGTTGTAATTTCTGGAGTGGATGCAGGGAGTTCAACATTTGCTGTTCCTGTTATTCCTAACGCAGCGCTATTAACTGAAGCAGTAGCACTTACTCCAACATTTGTCTCAAAGGTATTACCTAAAGCAGTGGTGCCTGACAAACCAGTGACAGTTATATTTGCATCGCCTTCAACTGTAGAAGAGCCAACACTACCTGTTGCATTAACTCCTACATTAGTTTCAAAGGTATTGCCTACTGCAGATGTTCCTGCGATTCCTGTGACTGAAATACTTGAATCAGCAGTAATAGAGGTAGAACCTATCGCACCTGTACCTGACAAACCAGTAACAGATACATTCGCAAACCCTGTAATCGTAGAAGACCCGACACTACCTGTACCGCTCACTCCTACATTTGTTTCAAATGTATTACCTATCGCAGATGTCGCTGCAACTCCTGTAACTTCTTGACTAATGGTAATTGATACAGAATTGATAGAACCTGTTGCACTAGGAAAAGCACCCCCACCATTCCAAGTGTCGGTATTCCAAGCAGTTAGAGGGCTATTCCATGATTTATTGAATGCAACAGTTGTTGTCATTAAGCTATCCTAATTATAGCATTACTCGCATCAGCTGTAGGGAAAACTATTGTAAAATCGCCAGAGCTTGCTGCTTTATCTGCTCCAAAATCTAACACAGCTACCGAAGGATCGCCTGTTGCTGTTTCATTAAATATTAAAGCTCCTCTTACCGCTGAGATTGTTACATTGCTAAATACTTCATCAGCAAAATCAACTAATGCTGTTGTTCCACTAGCTGTAGGTGTCACAGGATTCAAAGCTTGTCCTTTAGCGGAATAGTTAGTCCCACTAATTTCATTACTAGAAGTGTACGCTGTTGTTGCGGCTGTAAATGAAGCACTATTGTCATACAATGCGATGTTGAAAGTATTACCTGTTGTAGCAGTAAAGTTGTGAACACCTTTTAAAAGTTCTGTTTTAAAAGAAGTACACAGAAAGTTTCCCGTGAAAGCCATTACATTCTCCTTATATATTCTGCAAGTTTCGGGTTTCCAGAATCTTTTATTGCATTGTATACAGTAGTTCTATCACTTTTAATAGCTTGTTTCATGTATAACGCAATAATCGTTTCCATTTCTTTGCGATAAGCATGAGCTTGATCACGTATTGCAGGGTGAGAATTGTCAGATATACCGATTATTTTATCAACACATCTTTTTGCTGTTTCCTCTGGAGTAAACCCCCTGTTGTTTGTAGTTTCAACCGTAACAGAAAAGTTATTTGACATACCTAACGATTCTGTAAACATTATGTCCTAGCCTTTCTTAGTGATCCTGATAGGTATTCATCTGTCACTTCTTTAGCTTCGCCTAAATTTTTAAGTCTTGCGAGAGCTTCCGCAAAACGAGAGTTATACATATTCATGACGTCTTGTTCGCCTTTCATATAAGTATAACATTCAATTAAAGCTGCGTAAAGTAGAGCAAGTTCACCGTTTTCACTAACCCAAGAAAGAGTAGAGTCCGAGCCTATGCTAGATATTACTCCTGTAGCTCCACTAGAACTTCCTGTGATTGTTTCACCTACAGTAAAATCACCACTAGGGATCCCAACAGTAAGTGTGGTAGAACTAGGCACAGCGCTGACATCACTTGTTTCTCCACTTGTACCTCCTGTTATTGTATCACTTGTTGTGAAAGTACCCACAACAGAAGTCAAAGTTAGTGTAAACTTGCTATCTGTTAAACTTGTAGGACGATAAAAATAACTCATCTCAACAGCATAATTACTATCAGGAGTAGGGGCTAAAATAAAATTATCTACATCAAACTGTGCGTAATATTTAGGTGTTCCTGTAGTTGACGCATTAGGGTTATATGACATTACAAACTCTAATTCTTTAAATTGCAAAAACTCATCATTACTGCTATTTGTAAGTAATAATGAATTAGAGGCTAAAAAATCTGTAGGACAAGCTAAGTATTGATTACTTGCAGTCATAGTTCCTGTGGCGTTTTTTTCAAAAACATTTAAATCTACTGCTTTCAGTATACGCTCTTCTGCAAGCCTAATAAACATAGGCAGGTTTGATACAAAAGAAACTTCATCGTTTTGAGTATAATCTTTTAAAGCTTGTTTTAAAGTCGTGTATGTAAAACTCATGTTGTAACCTCTACTTTTCCTACAGAGCTAATTCCTTGTATTGACGTATTCGTAAAAAGAGGAAATGTGTTTTGACCTACAAGTATGTCCAGAGGCTCTTTTCTATCTGGACGAGGATACCGCAAAGCTTCTGGCTCAAAAGGCACAGGATGTGGCTCTAGTTGAGGATGTTTTTCTTCAAAACACTCAGGGCATACTCTTAAACCGTTCCATTCTTCTCGTAATGAGATGTAATCATATTGTTGACCACATCGGTCACATAAAGCTAAAGCATATTGTCCTGTTGCAAATTTCATCTTATCAACGTGTAATAATCTCTACTAGGCGTTAGTGTTAAACTAGCTCGGTCACGATCTTCCGCAGCAGCTCGTTCAAATTCTTCTTCATATACAGCTTTTAATAGTTGCACACGATTAGGTGCTTTTTTCAAACTGATATAGTAAGCTAGTCCTGCAGCTAAACATGGATAAAATCTAAATGGCACATCTACTGTATTCTGTGGGTTATCTGCATCATCAATTCTTACAAGTCTATCAAAAACAAGAGTGTATGTTGTTGCATCAGGAGTTCCCCATAATTTCAAAATAGGTGTGATTTGTCTATCTACATAAAACTGAGAAGGTCGTGCTGTTGTTCGTTTGCTCGGAATATTTATATAAGTATCACGACTTATTCTACTTATAGAAGTATCTGATTGAGTAGAAGCACCTGCATTTTGCCTTATAACAGCAGACAGAATATCTATGGTACTTCTTACATTAGTAAAATCAACAGCAGCCGTAACGGTAGTGGTCGCACTGCTCGTACCACCTGTAATTGTTTCTGCAGCAACAAAAGTCCCAGAGGGAATAGTTATAGCAATAACTGTAGATGAAGTAACGCTTGTTATAGATGCAGTTGCACCGCTCGTACCACCTGTGATTGTTTCACCAACAGTAAAAGAACCACTAGCTCCTACAGTCATAGTTAAAATTCCTGCAGGATAATTAGCAATATCTGTAACTAAAGGTAAAGATACCTGCTCAATAGTCCAACGGTTTAGCCCTCGATTTGCCCAGTCTGCAAAAAGTAAATTTAAAGAACGTCTTGCTGTTTTTAAATCATATCCTGTAGATACAATTAAACCACAACGCTCAAACGCTTCTTCAA